TTATCCTTTTGGCCAAGCGATAGCAGCTGCATGCATACCAGTACCAATAATAATATCTGTCGGTGCTTTTTGAACAATGACACTTTCGTTATTAGCGACAGGTATATCTGCATATTGAACGTTGTTAGCATATTTAAAAACTAACGTAGCATATCCTGTATGGTTTACAACTTTGACAACTGTTGCACCACCTATGTTATTTGCTACTGATCCAATATCGACAGTATTGGCTAGTGGCTTAATAATTCCTGACATTATACTCTCCCATCTGGACCGTTAGTACTAAAGGAAGCGCCGTATGTTATTGGCGTATCAGCAGGAGCTGATTCTGCTTTAGTCTTTTTATTTTTTTTACCGCCTTCGAGCATTGGCATTGCTAGTTCTTCTTTTAACGAATCCATATAATCAGCAACAGTATCCAAATAATCAGAACCCTTAGTAATTTTTGACTGAACCCAAGCTTCCAACTGACCCTCGCCCTTTAAATGTTTCATAAGACGATCGATAGCACGAGAAGCAGTTTCTAATTCATTACGAGCCATTTCATATTCAAAGTCGGCTTCTTCATTCATCTTTTTTTTTTCAGGGTGCATACCATAATATGCACCTAAAGCCATTTTTGTACGTTCAGCTTTTGACTTGCCAGCAAACTTAGGATTATCAGAATGAACGAAATCAGAAATTACTTCGCCAGCTGATGTTTTCTTAGTAAGAACTTCACCGAGGTTTTTCTTACCGCCGCTGAGAATAAGTTTCTTAGAACCTTTTTTCATTTTACCACAGTCGCATGAGTCACCTTCATACATATTACCGCATGCTTCACATGTCATTTTAGCTGCTTCGTAAACTTTTTGATCGGCTGGTGATTTATAACCATGATTGGACATATCAACTTGTTTAGTTTTACCCTTATACACATCATCGCCATTACCAACACGATCTTCGTGCTTTTCAATTTTATGTGCAGCTACAAAATCTCTGTCGTCCTTAGCCTTTGGAGCGTAATCAACACCTGGCTCATCGCCAAGTTTCAAATCTGATTCCTTTGATTTCTTAACACCTTTAAGATCAAACTTAGTATCCTTTGGTGCTACACTACGTAGGGCTTTTGACATTTTTTTATTCCTCTGAGTTATCTTCTAGATCTGAATTGTCATAACCATACATTTGCTGAGCAACTTCAATTTTCTTATCATTAATTGCTGACTGCAATCTACTAACAATCAAATCATTAAAAGCCTGCTCGAATTCCAATGGTTTCTGATCAATGGCAGTTGAAATTAAATCTCCAATTTCATATTTATAATTTTCTGACATTATGTAATTCCTTATTGTTGTGATTGGGCTTGTGGCGCTTGACCAAGACCGCCGCCTGAACTTGACATTTGTTTTACAATGTCTGGATTTTTGGCAACAATTTGAACTGCTGCCTTATAAGATGTTTCGTCTTGCATAGAACGGTTCTTACCTTTTTGCTTCATCTGGTCAACCGTAATAATTGCTTGTCTTACTTGCTCGTACTTACTTTGATCTTCAGGAGACTGCTGTTCGCCACCACCTTGATCTTGTTGCATAGCAGCGTTATGCTGAGCGATAAGCTGAACGTTCTGTTCAATAGCTGGATTAATCCAACGTGGCTGTTGCTCCGCATTTTCTTCATTAATTGTTGCATCTTCCTTCTCAACATCATCATCAGTCTGCTTGAGAATATTTTTACGAATCCAGCTGTGAGAGTAATACTTACCAGCCATATCCTGGAAGTTACGAGCAAGGTTAACACGACCTTCAGCAATTTCATTATCTTTAAGTTCTGTAAAGTAATTGTCCTTGGCAAAATCAAAACGAACATCATGAGTAAGAACGTTCCATTCTTCTACAGTCATAATGCCTTTAAGGACGAGCTGTTTTTCCATCATCTTTAAGAAAAGCTGAGAGAATTTACTTCTTAGTCGTACAATAAAACGACCAAACTTTAATTCGTCACGAGTAATTTCTGTAGCCCTACCAATAGAAAATAGAGCATCCGAATTTAAACGTGATACTGGAACATTCAATGTCTGGAGAAACTTCTTTTGGAAGTAGAGAACGTCATCCATTTGACCGAGCGTTTGACCGCCTGGTAGGGTAGTAACTTCCGTACCTCTACCGCCTTCTCTTCTTGGAAGCCAATAGTCTTCCAACATAGTCATAAACTTACGATCGTCACGAACTTCTCCAGACTGTGCGTCATAGATCAAGCGATTCTTATGCTTAACCATAATGTCGCGCACATACTGTTCAGCTTTCATCTTAGGAAGATTACCAACGTCAATATACCAAATACGACGTTCTGGTGCACGAGCAAGACGATAGATAACCAATGCGTCTTCAAGTGTGCGAAGCTGATTAAGAGCCTTAATGGCTTTGTGTAAATATGAAAGAACCATAGTACCTTGGTTATCAGTTAGACCAGAGGTTACATGGAGAATAGAATCTTTGGCAATACGCAAACCAGTTGTTGCTGGTCCAGTTGTTTTGTTGCCATAACTGAATCCCTTATCGTTAAAAATAAAGTATTCATTAACTGTTTTTGTTATAGAAGAATCACCACTTGCAGCTGAAGCATCAATTCTTTTCTTAGCAATTTCTCTTATCTTACGGATTTTTCTTGGATCAATATATCTAAGTTCTTTGATACCAGCTTTTGGATCTTTATCATCAACGATAACATGATAATATAAACGACCGTCAATATACCAACGACGATAGATATCATAAGCATGTTTATTAAAATCCATAATTTGCAAGCAATTATTAAATTCAGCAGCAATAATTTTTTTAATATTGTCTGAAATTTTAACATTATCTAAGTTCATATTAACGATTTGTTTTTCTTCAATCGACATTGACTCGTTAACAATTTCATCGACTGCTGCATCACATTCAGGCTGTAAAGCCATTTCACGGTACTTAGTAACTAATTCGGCTTCTGTTCTAACAGTACCATCAAGATCAACATATGTACCAAACGAACCGCCTGCTGCTACAACAACAGCACCATCGTCTGACTCTTTAGGTGCAAACGATGGTATCTGATCTTGCTTATCTTTTCTTTTTAGTTCGAAACCGAATAATTCTGCCATTTAATTCTCCAAAATGGGGAGAATAATTTCTCCCCTATATCATAACAATTTTATTTATTAACCTGGACCAGATGAGCCATCTGTCAATGCTTGATCAAGGTAAGTGTTTACGCCACCAGCCTTTTTATCAGAAGCTTCAACAGCAGGAACCCAGTAGTCGTAAGCAAATGTAACTGGGAAAGTTTCAAATGCATTAGTTGTATCCCAGTCAAGAGCAATTGCACCAATTTCAGTTGGGAATGCGCCAATAATATCATAAGATCTAATAATCCCGCCATCCTTAGAATACTGGATAACTGTCAAGTCAGTCTTATAATTTTCACCATTTATAACTGGGTCGCGAACATTTGATACCAAACGATTCAATGCGTTTGACCACTTTTCGAACATAGCACGAACGGCGAAATCTTCGTCGTTCATAATATTTACTTGCCAATCAGCGAATGTACGGTCGCCACTTATTTTAATCTTACGACCAAAATAAGGAACGTCGAATGCACCAACTGACGCAGCAGGAAGTTCTGCAGAACGACAAACGAACTCAAACTTCTGTGCTGATATATTATCGATACCAATACCTGGTGGAGGTGTCAATCTAACATTGAAGAGGGCGGGTCTGGCACCACCATATACCAGACCGTTTGATTTGAATGAATTAATATTAAATGGCATTGTTTCTACTCCTTTTGAGTTTTATCTATTTATTAGAACTTTCCAACTACTTCGGAGAATTGAACACCAGTTGCCACAGCGACAAAGTTCAACTGAATGAAGTTAATTGAACGAGCTGGTTTAATATAGATATCGCCCACAAACTGGTTAGAATCAATGACCTGAGGAGTATTGTTAGTTTCATCGCATACTACCTTGAAGTCGGTAATACCACGACGACCCTGAATATTTCTCAGATATGGCTGAACAAGATTCTTAAACTGAGCTCTGGTGAAAGCATCGTTAAATTCGAATAGAGAATACTTAGCAGCAACAGCAATAGCCTTTTCAAGAACAATAAACAGACGACGAACGTTAATTCTGTCGAATGCAGATGGTTTAGACTGAAGAGTTTTGTCGCCATAAAGTACAGTTCCCTGACCTTGGAAAGATACAACTGGGTTTACACCAGCTGCATAAATCACGTCGCGCTCTGCTTTACTTGGATTGAAAGCAAGCTTAACAATGTTTTTGATTTGACCACGGTTGAAACCAGCTGGTGACCACCAAGCATCGTTAGTCTGATCAGTACGAGCGCATAGACCAGCAACGTCGCCATTCAATGGAATCCAACGATATACGTCATTATAACGATCGTACTGATACTTATAACCAGAGTCAAGAACAGCATAAGAAGTGCTACGAAGAGCGCCTCTCCAAGCAGCTAGATTTGCTACTTCATTACCGTATGAGTTAAGTGTCAATGTTTTATCTGGCGAAATGAGTACGATACAATCTTTTCTAATTTCGCAGATATTGTCGATAATATAGTTGGCAATCTGAAAGTTGGAAACAGTAATACCATTTACAACACTTGAACCACCAAGCGGACGACCTGCTAGGATAAGAGAAATATCTACATCTTCAGCTGACTTAAACAAATCATATGCAGCAACGATTGGAGCGTATGATAGTACATTTGATTCATCAGTTCCATCAGTACCGAATTTAAGCTTGTACACTCCAGCAGAAGTATTTTCAGAAGAAGCAACATTCATAGCATTGGCAGATGGAGCTGATGCAAGATCATTCGCCCACCAAAAATATTGTGACCCCTGATTAATAACATCTTTGTAATAATTTCCAGTGTTATCATTGTTCTTAGCATCTGTAGCTCTTGAAAGACCCTTATATACTTCAAGGATTGTGCCTGGAGTTCCAGAGAACTTACCAGCATCGTCGACAACTACAATATGCAGTTCGTCTTGCGCTGATGTATTTCCATTATACTGAACATATGATGACTGCCCAGGAGCTGAATCAACAACATTAAAAAATTCCCATTTTCTCTTCAAACTAGTTGTTGTATATGGAGTATGAAGATTATATGGATCCTGGAATGTAATTTTTGCTGCGTAAACTACTCGTATAAGTGTACCATCAGAGCCTTCTGAATCGCTTATATCAACAGAAGTACCATTGTACGTTTCTGAAAGTTTAACGCCTGATGTATTAGCTTCAACAATGAAATATTTTGCTTGATCTGTAAGACCATAAACAGTAGTCTCACCAACATGTTTTTCATATGTAACTACTTCGCCATTTACTAGTGTATTATTAGCAATAACAATAAAGTTAGTATTTGCAATAATTGTATTACTTTGCAATTCAACAGTATCGATACTGATATCCAATGGATTATAATTACCTTCTGTAGAATACACAACATCAGTAATCTGCATATACTGATAACCGATCTGTGAATTACCAGTTAATACTTGATCGCCAATTGAAAACTGTTGTCCAAAAGCTGCAGCATTTGCTTCATCAATAAAGCCAGTAACTGTACCTGATCTGCTGCCAATATCAATTTTGAATGAAAGAGGAGTACTGTATGTAGTTACATCTTCTACTGTTTCGTAATTTAGATATCCAACATTAACATTAGATTCATATGCATTTGCGCTATCGCAAACAGAAATACGTAGAGAATTACCAATTGAGCCTGGATATTTTGCAACATAAAGAACCTGCTCATCAAAAGTTCCATCCTTTTGAATATAATGGTTTTCGTTCTTTACGATCTGATTTACAAGATTAGCAACAATACCATCATTAGCCATGCCTTGATTAGTTACTGCTACAGCAGAGTAAGATGTTTTTGGAGTAGCAAAATAAAGCAATGTATTAGCAGATTCAGATATATTATCATTATCATTATCATCATATAATACACTAGAAGAAAGAGTAATACTTGAAGAATTTACTGTTTCAACAGTATATGTTACTGATGGTAAAAACATATCTGTGTTTGCAGATTGGTTGATATACATACCAGCTTCGATGCCGAAAGTTCTTACGTCAATTTCCGAATCTGACCATACAAGAATATTATTACTTACGCTACTGTTTGCCAATACAACCCAACCTTCTCCCTCAGATCCTGGAAATGTTGATACGCCACCTATTGTATTTGCAGCACGAGAAACATAAAGGCTATTTCCATAAGTTAGGAAATTAGCAGCAGTAAACCATGTTTCAGAATTGAAATTTGTTGGCTTGGCAAAACGCTTTACAAGATTTGTTTCGGAATCAATAAGAATTCTTTCGCCAACTGGACCCCAACGGAACACACCAGCGATAGCCGCTACTGATGTGGATACTGCAGGCACTACTGTTGTAAGATCGATTTCAGTAACGTTTACGCCTGGACTTAATTGAAATGCCATTTTATTTCTCCTTTGATGTGAGAATCTAGTGATTCATTTTATTCTTATTTATTAAAAGTCTTCCCTTAGATTCCACATCCAGCTATCTGGCACAAATTTCTCAATCTGATCAGTTTCAATAGTATCTCCTCGGCCATCATCAAAAAAGCCAAAAGGAGACATATCCTGTTCCATATCTTCTTCAGTTTTTTCCCTTAGTGACATAAGGGTGTTAATGTTTGTGTAATCTTTAAAGTATTGCTGTTCTGAGAGCCAAGCAAACAATACCAAACACATAACCAAATCATCGTGTTTTCCAGATTCAGCTTCGAACGAAGTACCTTTTTTTGAAAAAGTTGATAGTTCGTTGATAGTATGGAAATCATTAACAA